GTGGGTCACCACCCACGGCCACCGGGGCGGTATCAGGCTGACGCAGAAGGCCGGTGACACCGCGCTCAACGCGGCGATCCGCTTCAACTCCAGCGTCGTGATGGGACACACCCACCGGCTGGGCCTAAAGCCGCACACGGTCGGCTGGGGCGGCAACGTGGACAAGGAGCTGTGGGGCATGGAGGTCGGCAACCTGATGAACATGAAGTTGGCCACCTACCTCAAGGGAGCTACGGCGAACTGGCAGCAGGGGTTCGGCCTCCTGACCGTAGAGGGCAAGCACGTCAAGCCCGAGCTCATTCCGATCAACGCCGGCCGATTCTCGGTCGACGGCGAGACCTGGGAGGTCTAGAACTTGACACCCACCAAGCTGCCGTTCCTCCACAAGAACGCGCGGTCGCGCCAGATCACCTCCCGAGAGGTTCGGGAGGTCTTCTCCGACGAGGTAGCCCGCGGGTTCCAGCCCACCCGGCACATGAGCCGCGAGGAGTACCTACGAAAGGTGTTGCCTTAGTGGATGAGATCTTCCGCAAAGCGGCTAGGTCCGCGCTGTTCGCGTGGAAGCAGGACGAGAGCGCGCTGGAAGACCTCGTCAACGACATCTGGGTCTGGTACCTAGAACGTCCTGCGACGCAACAGAAGCTGCAGACCATCAAGTCTTACGAGGCGGTCAAGACCGTAAAGCTGGCAGCGATGCAGATGCTGAGCAAGAAGATGCTCGCCAGCAACGAGTTCAACGGCCGCAACATCTACTCGTCCGACAACGTCAAGGATGCTCTGTCCGGGACATCGACCAATCGGTACCTGGTCGACATCCTTCCCAAGGCGATGGAGTCGCTGGGCTCTCAGAACGAGGGATACGCAGAGGCGATCAGGGGCAGATACGATGACGGCGTAGTGCCTGCTCGACAGTCCACAGCACAGGTTCACCTGTCCAGGGCGGTCAAGTCCCTCACCGAGCACGTCAACGTCATCGCGATCACCGCGGGGGTGGACGCCGACGGAAACGTCAGCCAAGGCCCCGGCAGCCGCCACGCGGTGTTCCCCGAGACCCGCAAAGAGAAGGGCTCGGACCACTCCGATCCCACTGCGGACGTTGCCATATCGCTCATAGAGCACGGCGATGAGCCGATCCAGCTCTGTGCGCTATCGGACGGCAGGCCGGTCAAGGGCCCGGACGGCAAGTGGCTCGACAGCGACAAAACCACCACTCTCAGAAAGGAGTTCACCGCATGAGCATGAACGATCTGAACATCATGGACTCCGTCTTCAACGGGCCGAACTCGGAGCTCTACCGAGCCGAGGTGTTCCCGGAGCTCTTCCCTCACCAGAAGCGCATGTTGATCGAGAACTGGCCTGCCGGCGAGCGAGCTGCCCTAGTGGGCGGCGAGGAGGCGAAGAAGTTCTACCAGTTCGAGAACATGATCGAGGAGCTCCGAAACATGCCGCAGCGCCTCATCTTCGGAGAGGGAGAGCTTGAAGATCGGCTCGAAAGTCACGGTTGAGCGTGACGAGAAGAAGTACCCCATCCGCGGCACATGGCGCGAATACCGGGGCAGGAAGGGCGTAGTCGTCACCGGCCTCATCGGTGGCGACGAGTACGGAGTCTCGTTCACCAAGGACACGAACACCGACGCCTATTTCAAGAAGCACGAACTGACCGAGAGGAATTAGTGACCCCAACGGGATTGGCTGAGGCAGTAGTCATCGACTACCTCGACAACGGCGTCGAGTTCAGCGACGTACACGAACACGAAGAGGCCGAAGGCCTTACAGAGGAAGAGCTGCGGAAGGCGCACGACACCGCCAACGCATACCTCGCCTTCCTGGCGGGAGAGGTCTGTTTTTGACTCCCCGTTACTACCGCACGCCCTACACCGAAGACGAGAGCATCCCGGACGTTCCCGTGGAGAGCATCGTCGTCCACCTCCCTACGGTCACCGCCGACGACGGAGGGCAGAAGGCCACATGTGCTTGTGACCTCGACATGATCGACCCGCGCTGTGTCATCGAAAGGAAACAGTGACTGACCAAATCAACTGGGGTCCAACAGGTGAGCTTGTCTACAACCGAACCTACGCCCGAACCAAGCCAGACGGCTCCAAGGAAACTTGGCCTGAGACCGTCGAGCGGGTTGTCGACGGCAATCTCGCTCTGGTGGACGAACGCTACCGAGAGACTGACGAGCGAGAGCATCTGGTTCGACTCATCCGGGAGTTCAAGCTCCTACCCGCAGGACGACACCTGTGGGCGAGCGGAGTCAAAAACGCTCAGCACCTCTTCAACTGCTGGGTGGCCGGATGGACCGAAACCCCCTCGGAGCACTTCACCTTCACGTTCCTGAGGCTGATGGAGGGCGGGGGAGTCGGAGCGAACTACTCGAACCACTACCTCGAGCACTACCCTCCGGTCCAGCACTTCCTGAGCGTCGAGATCGTCTGCGACCCAGACCATCCCGACTACCAGGATCTGGTCGACAACGGCGTGCTTTCGCAGCGCTACGACTCGGACTGGCCAGGGGCGTTCCCGATCGAGGATTCCCGAGAGGGCTGGGCGGCTGCGCTGACCGACCTGATCGACACCCACTACCGACCCGAGACGGTCCACTACCAACGCGTGTACGACGTGAGTCGCATCCGCAAGGCTGGGGCCAAGCTCAAGACGTTCGGTGGACAGGCCAGCGGCCCGCTGCCGTTCGCTCAGATGCTGCAGAAGGTCTGCGACGTTCTGTCTGAACGCTGGGGCCACAAGCTGACCGGGATCGACGCGATGGCTGTCGATCATGCGATCGCACAGTGCGTGGTGGCCGGGGGTGTGCGCCGGTCGGCGCGGATGTCGATTATGCACTGGGCTGACCCGCAGATCACCGAGTTCGTCAACTCCAAGAAGGAGTCGGGAGACCACTGGACGACGAACATCTCGGTCGAGGTCGATGACGAGTTCTGGAAGTACGTCTCGGACAAGCCTACTGACGAGGGATACGGCAGCCTGGACAAGTGGGTTCTGGCCCGCAACGTCCTGACCACGCTTTCGCAGGGAGCCGTCCGCAACGGCGAGCCGGGGATGTGGGACTCGTCCCTATCCAACGTCGGCGAGCCCAACCAGGTGGTCTGTACCAACCCGTGCGGCGAGATCACCCTCGAGCCGTGGGAGCCGTGCAACCTCGGCCACATCAACCTGGCGGCGTTCGTCACCGAGGCCGGCAAGACCGACTACATCGATCTGATCCGGGCCCATCGTCTGATGACGAGGTTCCTGATCCGCGCGACGTTCTCACCGGTCGCCGATCCGAAGAGCAGGGAAGTGCTCGACAGGAACCGACGCATCGGCGTCGGGCACCTGGGAGTGGCCTCCTATCTCGCCATGACGGGCCGCAGGTACTCGAAGGCACCCGCTGACAAGCGGTTCTCCCAGTTCTTGCGGGAGATGGCCTCTGAGGTCGACACAGCGGCCGAGGGGTTCTGTCACGAACTGCGGATCCCGGTCCCGGTGAAGAAGCGGACGATCGCCCCCACAGGGACGGTCGCCAAGATGCCCGGTGTCTCCGAGGGGATCCACCCGATCTTCTCGAAGTACTTCAAGCGGCGCATCCGGTTCAACAGGCTAAGCGACAACGAGTCGCTGGCGAAGCTGGCGAACGAGGGCTACGAGATTGAGGACGATCTCTTCGCTCCGGGAACCGCGGTCGTCACCATCCCGACGAAGGACACCCTGGTTCAGGCCGTGGTCGACCGGTTCGGGCGTGACGGCGAGGAGATCGTTGAGTCGGCCGACGACTTGACACTCACCGAGCTACTGGCGTTCCAGGCGCTCTACCAGACGTGCTGGGCGGACAACGCCGTGAGCTTCACGGCCAACGTCGATCCCAACGCGTACACCGCGAAGGATGTAGCAGCAACGCTCAAGAAGTTCTCGGGGCTCATCAAGGGCTCCACGATCTTCCCGGAGGCGAGCTTCCCGCAGGCTCCGTATGAGCGAATCACCAAGCAGCAGTACGAAACTGCTGCAGCGAAAGCCGTCTCCGACGGTATCGATGAAGACTGCGCCAACGGCGCATGTCCAATTAAGTGAAAGGTAGCAATTTGTCCACTGAAGATCCATGGGCCACGGCCCCCGCAGCTCCCGCCGAAGAGGCGCAGCAGGCTCCTGAATCGACCGCACCGGTCAGCACGGCCACGGTCGCGGTCAAGCCGGTTATCGTCGGAGGTGACGAGGGCAAGCTGACGCTCACCTTCAAGGGCGCTGGCGGTTACGGAGATCGCTGGATCGTCGCTCATGTCGCCAACCCGTCCGAGGGCCTGGCACTGCTGAACGACCCGGAGTTCAAGGAACTGCTGGACCTGTCGAAGCGCATCGCCGCGTACGACGGTGCTCCTCAGGGTGGCGCTCCGCAGGGCAACGCCGGTGGCGGTCAGCCTGCGCAGCAGCAGTCTCGAGCCCCGCAGGGTGCCACGCAGGCCCCGAACGGGGAGACCCGGAGCTG